AAACGAAAACCGCAGTAGTCACCTACACCGCAGGCATTGACATTGCAAAGCACCCCGGCGTGAAAGCCTGGATGCTGCTGGCTTGCGCCTGGCTGTACGCTGACCGCGAACTAGTGCGAGACGGCAACAAAACCGAGATGCCGCGCTACATCACTGACACGCTTTTGATGAGCATTGACGTACCGGGGGCGATATGAAGCTGATGCACGGCGACTGCTTGGAACTGATGGCGCAAATCCCTGACGGGGCGGTTGACATGATCTTGTGCGACTTGCCGTATGGGACAACAGCTTGTAAATGGGATTCGGTCATTCCTTTTGAACCGCTGTGGGCGCACTACAAACGGCTGATTAAGAAGAATGGGGCTATTGTGTTGACGGCTCAGTCGCCATTCGACAAAGCGCTTGGGGCAAGCAATATGCCGATGTTGCGATACGAGTGGATATGGCAAAAAGAGGCCGGAACTGGTTTTATGAATGCAAAGCGCGCCCCGCTAAAAGATCACGAAAACGTGCTGGTGTTTTACAGAGAGTGCCCGACATACAACCCTCAAATGCGAACAGGGTTTAAACCCTACATATGTAAGAAGGGTGGTGACTCGGAGAATTACGGTTCGGGTAATAGCGTCGGAATAGTCACAGTCAACAGCGGCGACCGCTACCCGCTTACGGTAATTGAGTTTCCGAGAGATAAAAACAAGATTCACCCCACTCAAAAGCCAGTAGCTCTCATGGAATACCTGATTCGCACCTACACCAACGAGGGCGAAACAGTGCTTGATAACTGCATGGGTAGCGGAACAACCGGAGTCGCATGTATCAACACCGGGCGCAACTTCATCGGCATCGAAAAGGACGCTGGATATTTCGCCATTGCAAAAGCCCGCATTGAAGCCGCGCAAGCTGCAACAGAATTTATGAAAAATCCGCCTCTAGCGCCCGTCAATACTGCGCAAGAAGCTACGCAAAATATAGCGCAATTGGAGCTTGCGGGAGAGTCGCAGACCTAAACCACCGCGTGCTGATCGAGCGCAAAAGCGTCACCCAGGATGCGCAATACGGTACTGAAACCGTAGTCTGGGCCACCGTGGCGAACCTGTGGGCCAACGTGCAAGACGTGCTACCCAGCCGAAGTGAAGCCGTGAAAAACGGCCTTGCCACGGCCACCAGTCAGACCCGCATAAGGATGAGGTTCAGGAACGACCTTGACAGCAGTATGAGGATGACCATCAACCGTCCAGCCCCCGTGGTTTACCAGATCATCAGCGGCCCGGCGGAGCTTGGGCGGCGCGAATGGATGGAATTTGTAGTCGAAAGGAGCACGGCATGACTGATATACACGTCACTGGCCTAAAGGAATTGAACGAATTCCTAACGCTTTTGCCTCAAAAAGTAGCCAAAAATGTGCTTAGAGGCGCGCTCCGCAGCGGCATGAAAGAAGTCGCAGTGGATGCCAAGGCAGGCGCAGCGGTTGCCAGCGGCCTGATGCGCGACGGCCTCAAGATCAGCACCAACAGCAAGGGCGGCAAAGTCACTGCCAGCTTGAAAGCCAAAGGCAAGCACGGCCCACTAGCGCACCTGATCGAATTTGGAACCGCTGCTCACCGCATCCAAGCCAAAGACGGCGGCGCGTTGTCATTCGGTGGTGGGGCATTGCAACACGTTGACCACCCAGGCTCACGCGCCCAGCCATTCATGCGCCCGGCGCTGGATGCGCGCGCCAGTGATGCCGTGGTGGCCGCAGCCGAGTACATGAAAGAAAGATTGAGCTCAAAACACGGCCTCGACACCAGCGACGTGGAAATCGAGGCGCAAGCGTGAGCGGTGTCATCGTAATCCGCAGCCTTTTGGCAGCCAACAGCGCACTGACCTCGCAAGTGCCAGCCAGCCGCATCATGGCCGGGGTTATCCCGCTCAATACCGCATTGCCAGCCATCAGCATTGCCCAAATCAGCGGCGTGCAGCGCCCAACTGTGGGCATGAATGAGGCAACCAAGTTTTACACCGACAGGGTGCAAGTCACTTGCATGGCGAAAACCTACCCAGTGCAAAAACAGATATTGGCGTTGGTGCAAGCCGCTTGCCCCAACACGCACGCCACAGTAAACGGCGTTGACTGCGATTCAGTCATCCAGGACACCATCGGGCCCGACATCTTTGATGCCGATCAGAGCATCTATTTTCAAAGCGTTGACTTCAAAGTCAGCTACCGGCGCTGACACAAATTCAATCGGCATAGACCGACCCAACCAAGCCCCTCATTGCAGGGGCTTTTTTTATTCCCGGCGCATAGCCAACCCCACAAGCCCTGCTGACGCAACTCAGTAGGTCTTTTCATTGCCCCTTACCGGGCGCATCCCAACCGCAGCAATGCGGTTTTTTTTCGTCCCAAAGAAAGGCCCATCATGGCAACCCAAACATCCGTCTCCACCAGCGCAGGAACCACCATCGGCATCGTGGCAACTGTTCCCACAACCTTTGACGCAGCAGGCTACGCCGCGTTGACATTCATCGACATTGGTGAAATCACCGACATTCCAGACTTTGGCCGCGAGTTTGAAGTCATCACGCACAAACCCATTGGCTCGCGCGGCACGGTCAAGAAAAAAGGTGGTTTCAACGAGGGCAGCATGGATTTGAAACTCGGTCTTAACACCGACGACGCAGGGGTCATCCTGCTCAAAGCCGCAGCCCTGTCTGACGCTGATTACAGCTTCAAAATCGCGCACCCGTCTGGCGATGTTTACTACTTCCGCGCCCTGGCCCTCAGCTTCAAGGTCGGCACAGGCAACAGCGGCTCCATCATCACAGCCACCTGCAAACTGGAACTGCAAACCAGCAGCGCAGGCGTGGGCATCGTTGAAGTCCTTGCCGCCTAACCACTCACCGGCCTAAACAGCCACACCCGGCACCGACCCGGCCTGTTTCATTTTCCTTTGCGGGGAAATGGGCGGGCTGGGCACGGTGCATTTTTCACCCCGCAAACGAAAGAACCATCATGGCTAAAACATTCTCCCTTGACCAGCTCGACCTTACCAAACAATGCGAGGGCGGTTTTGAATTTGAAGTCACCGACGACGCTACCGGCAAAGGCACTGGCATTTTTCTGACAGTCATTGGCTCGCACGCCCCGGCGGTGCAGAACTTCACCAAAAAAGCATTGAACGAACGCCGCCGCTTTGACGAAATGCAGGAAAAGCGCGGTAAGAAAGCCGTCACCCGCAGCATCGAGGAAGACATGGAATTCGGAACCGAACTGACCGCCATCCGTGTTGTTGGCTGGCGCGGAATCAGTGACCCATTCACCCCCGAGGGCGCAATCCGGCTTTGCACCATCAACCCGCCGATCAAGGAACAAATCCTGAAGGCATCGGATGACATTGCAAATTTTTCCAAGCTGCCAGCGAAGAGCTAACCCTCTACGTTCGGCAAGTGGCGTGGCTCAACACCGCGCCCAAGGACAAAGACGGCAAGTCTGGCAAAACCCGCCTTGAGAATATCGAGGAAAACGAGGATTTTGCCAACTACCCGCCTTTGACAATGTGCGGCTACATGATCGGCTACCTGTTTGATGCAGGCCCGGCCATGTATGGCGGCATGGGCGCATCACCGCTGACGCACGCCGAGATAGCGGCATGGCAGGACAACACCGCGACACCGCTCAACGCATGGGAATGTCGCACGCTAAAACGCTTGTCGCACGCCTATTTGGTAATGCAGCAACAAGCCGAAGCGCCAGACTGCCCCGAGCCATTCATGCCCGAGCCAGAGCCTGCAACCCAAGCTGAAGTTAGCGCCAAGGTGCAATCTGCCTTGAAGTTACTCATGACAACCCGGCCCAAAAAATGACACACCACACCAATAAAGGCTACAAATGGCAAACGCTGGCGTTTTAGAAATATCGCTGCTGACAAACGTCGCGAAATTGTCCCGTGACATGGACGAAGCCAAGGGCGCAGTGGGCAGCGCTATGGCTTCGATTGAAAAGTCGGTGGCTTTGGCTAAAAACGCACTCATGGGGCTGGCTGGCGGGTTTTCGGCTATGGCACTGGTGGGTAAGCTGGTGGCGGTACAGCGTGAGTTTGATGTTCTCAATTCAAGCCTGATCACGGTTACAGGAAGCAGCGCCAAAGCGGCGCAAGCGTTCGCATGGATTGAAAAGTTTGCCGCAACAACACCCTACAGCCTCAACGAGGTGACGGGTGCGTTCGTCAAAATGAAATCCCTTGGGTTAGATGCGTCTGAAAAGGCCCTGCGCAGCTACGGCAATACGGCCAGCGCTATGGGAAAAGGCTTGAATCAGATGATTGAAGCCGTGGCGGATGCGTCAACCGGCTCATTTGAGCGGCTATTAGAATTTGGCATCAAGGCCAAAAAAGAGGGCGATAGCGTCAGCCTGACATTTCAAGGCGTGACTACCAAAATAGGCAACAACGCAGAGGAAATAAGCGGCTATTTGCGCAAAATTGGCGATGTCAACTTTGGCACAGCGATGGAGTTGCGTGCCGCCACGCTCGACGGCGCATTGAGTAACCTGGGCGATTCGTGGAACAAGCTGTTTTTGACGATCAACCAGAACCAGACCGGAACACTCATTGCTGATGCCGTCAAGCTGGCTGCTGATGCACTGACTGCACTCACCGGATCAATTGACACCATTGCCGCCGTGTTTGTCACTGGTGCAAAGATCGCGGCAGCTTACTTCGCGCTGTTTGTCGCCGCGCCTGTTGCATTTGCAGCCGTATCAGCCGCCGTCATGGCCGTGGTTGAGGCTGCTGCGCTTTACGCATTCAATGTCATCACTGGTACAGCCGCGACGGTTGGATTTAACACCGTGCTGTTTGGTACTTCCGTTGCTGCTGATCTGGC